TCTGGTACAGAACAAAATGAACTATCTACTGCTGCGGACCTTAACGAAACATCTTTAGAGCAAGCAATGATTGACATTGCAGCACTAACTGATGAACGTGGTCTGAAAATTGCGGCTAAAGGAATGAAAATGGTTGTTCCTTCTGCGCTTCAATTTACTGCTGAAAGATTGATGAAATCTGTAGGTCGAGTGGGAACAGCTGATAACGATATCAATGCAATCAAAAACATGGGGATGATTCCTCAAGGTTATGTAGTTAATCACTATTTAACTGAAACTGATGCATGGTTCATTAAAACAGATGTTCCTAACGGACTAAAACACTTTGTTAGAGCACCAATCAAAACCGCTATGGAAGGCGATTTTGAAACTGGTAACGTTAGATACAAAGCTAGAGAAAGATACAGCTTCGGCTGGTCTGACTGGCGTGGTGTCTTCGGATCACCAGGTGCGTAATTAACAATATACTAAGGGGCGGCCTCAAAACCGCCCCTTTTTTATTGCAAAAAAGAAATATTATGGGAAAAAAATTCAGAATTCAAATTAGAGCTTATGGTTATGCTGCTGATTTTAAAATATCAGCAGAGGATAATAGAGAAGCTATTGAGAAAGCAATACTTGACAAAGTAGGACAAAAAGATGTAAAGTGGGAAAAAGATGGATTTAGTGATTCATTAAAGAGTAAATGGATAACCTATGAGGAGGTTATAAATGACTCAAGACCTATACACTATGAAGAGGTCCTTGGAACTCGAGTGGCAACAGGAACACCTGAAGGAGGGCAGATATAATATAAATATGTCTTATATTGACAAAAAAATTCAGGAAATTGTTAAAGAGATCATTGCCAAAGAGTTTGAAGATGCAACTCGTCTGACTCAACAAAAAGACGCCAAGCCCGAAGTTTCGATAGCCACTTAAGTGCTATCAAAAATCAATTTTTTACTACAGGATACCTTGCGCTCTACTTAAAAGTAGGCTATAAAAAATTACTATACAATTATAAAGAATACTAACGCGGTATAGTCGACGGCCTAGAGATAGTATTCACACAAACTAGGAGGATTATAATTATGGCAACAACAACATTTAAAGGAACAGTACGTTCCGACGGCGACATAAAAGCAACAACAAAAACAGCAGCAACTGGAGCTTATGTAGATTATGCTGTTATCAAAGCAGCTGGTGGTATGGAAATAGAAAAAGTTGCAAGCACTGGAAACAACATTGTAGCAGCAGGTACTTCAACAGGTACTAACAATGGAAGTTTAGGTACAGCAGCTACTATTTTCAAAGTTACACCTAATGCGCATGGATCAGGAATTGCTGATGATGCAATTAACACTTTTGTTAATAAAATTGGTGGTCTTATCTACACTACTATTCTAATTGACCTACATGGTGGATTAGCTTGTGGTGGTTCTGCTGACGATGTTATTGGTACTGATGGTGGAGCAGCTAATGCTTACATCGCAGAACTAACAACTGGAGTTAACGGTATTCCATTCGAAGTAGAAATGGCGTGTTTAGAAGCACCAACAGGCGGAGACCCAGATATTAACTTAGTATGTTCGGCTACAGCTACTGATGCAGAAAATGCAGCAGTATCAAGTCCAACAGTTATACTAAACAATGGTGACCTTGCATTAGGTACATATGTATCAGCAGATAGTGGAGCAACACTTGCAGCACTTTCACTAAAATATCTTTATCTAACTTGTGGAACAGCTACTGAAGCAGCTTACACAGCAGGTAAATTAGTTATTAAGATCACTGGCGCAGCTTTTGATTACAATAACGGCTAATAAATAAAGACTTTAATTAGAGTGGGAGCTTCGGCTCCCTCTCTCTAACAGGAGGAAAACATGGCAGACGCAGTAACAAGTCAAACAATAATAGATACAGAAAAAAGAGTTGTAATGAAATTTACAAATCTTTCTGATGGTAATGGTGAATCAGCAGTAAAAAAAGTCGACGTTTCAGCTTTAACAGCTCACCCTGATGGTACCGCTTGTTCAAATATTACAATTGATCAAATTTGGTATGACATTGGTGGAATGAGACTCGCTATTTATTTCGCTGCAAGTACTAATGCATTAGCATTAGTTCTGGGCGGAAGTGCAGCAGCAGGTAATGTTCAAGGACACATGGACTTTAGATCATTCGGCGGTATTAAAAATAATGCTAGTTCACCCGATGGTGATCTTGACTTTACAACTAGTGGACATACTAATCTAGATCACTATACAGTTGTTCTAGAAATGCGAAAACAATACTAGGAGGTAACTTATGGCCAACACAACATCTGGCACAGTTACTTTTGACAAAACTTTTGCAGTAGACGAAATTATAGCAGAAGCATACGAACGTATAGGTTCACAAGTAACTTCTGGATATCAACTAAAAACAGCAAGGCGTTCTTTAAATGTAATGTTTCAAGAATGGGGCAATAGGGGTTTGCACTACTGGGAAGTAGGCGATACCAATATTGATCTTATTGAAGGTCAAGCTGAATATACTTTTTATAGAGCATCAGGTGATGGAACTTCTTCGGTAACTGTTGGTGGAACAAGTGGAACTTCTACTTATGGAATGGCCGATGTTCTTGAAGCAACTTTAAGAACTGATAGAACTGCAACTGATCAAGCAGATTCTGCTTTAACAAAAATTGATAGATCGACTTATTCTGCATTATCAAATAAATTATCAAAAGGAACTCCTTCTCAATACTGGATTCAAAGATTTGTGGATAAAACTACTGTTACAGTTTACCCAACTGCAAATTCTTCGGCAGCTTCAAAAGACTTACACATTTATTATGTTAAAAGAATTCAAGATGCAGATGCAACTTATACAGATGCATCGGATGTTCCTTACAGATTTGTACCCTGTATGTGTTCAGGTTTAGCTTTTTATTTAGCACAAAAATTTAACCCACAATTAGTACAACAAATGAAATTGTTGTATGAAGATGAATTAAAAAGAGCTTTATCAGAAGATGGATCTTCTTCAAGCACTTATATAACTCCAGCTTCTTACTACCCGAGCGGATAATTATGGCATTTGCAAAAGGAAAATACGCTAAAGCAATATCAGATCGATCAGGTATGGAATTTCCGTACAATGAAATGGTTAAAGAATGGAATGGCATGTTTGTTCATAAATCTGAATATGAAGCTAAACACTCACAATTGGAAGTTGTTACTAGATTTAGTGATACGCAAGGTTTAAGAAATGCAAGACCTGCAAGAACAGAAAATGAAGTTTCTGTTTTATTGGGACCAAATCCTTTTGAAAGTATTGCAGCAGGTTCTGGAATTATAAATGTATTTGAAAAATCTCACGGTAGATCTACAAGTGATACTGTAAGATTTAGAGGACCTATTTGGACAAGTTCAGATTCTGATGCTTATCAGAATCCATCTGATTTTGATGGAATATCTGGATCAAATGTTGCTTATTCTTCTGGCTACTCGATTACAGTCGGGAAGCGAGATTCGGCTGGAGATATTACAAATACAGATGATTTCTACCACTTTACTGTAAATACAAACACTGCTACAAGTGGAGGAATATCAGGAGGAGGCAATAGTTGTTCGGCTGGTCCGGCATCATTGAGCGCATAATATGGCAGGATTTACTTATTCAACATTAACAACAGCAATTCAGAATTATACTGAAGTTGGAACAGATGTACTTTCAAGTACAATTACAGATCAATTTATAGATAATGCAGAACTTAGAATTCAAAGAGACGTTCCAATTGATGCAGATCGAAAAGAAATGATAGGAAACTTAACTGCTTCAAAAGATAACGTTTATGCCCCAGCTGGAACTTTATTTGTCAGAGGAATACAAGTTTATACTTCAACAACAGCGGCAACGGGGGCTAATAGCTGGTTAGAACAGAAAGATATTAGCTATTTAAGAGAATATGATGCAGCTGAAACTACTACTGGCACACCAAAATATTATGCTATGTCGGGAGGAGCAGAAGGAACTGGTGCAACTTCTTCAGGAAGAGTTACAATTGTTCCAACACCTTCTTCAGCTTTTATGTACAAAATTCATTATAACGCTAGACCAACAGGATTGAGTTCAGCAAATACAACAACTTTTTTAAGTCTTAATTTTGGAAATGGACTTTTATATGCATGCTTGGTAGAAGCATTTAGCTATTTAAAAGGTCCAATGGATATGTTACAATTATACGAACAAAAATATCAAACCGAAGTACAAAAATTCGGTGGAGAACAATTAGGTAGAAGAAGAAGAGACGATTATACAGATGGTGAACCTCGTATACCCGTTCCTCAACAGACACCTTAAGGAATAAAATATGGCAACACTAACAGTATCAGTAAAAGAAGCAATCACTCTCAACAACATAGATTATGGATCGGAAAGATCTTTAGATATTTCCAGTGTTAATGAAATTGTTAAAAGAGTAGTAACGGCTTCAACAACAGAATGTGGATTAATAGGATTTATATCAGCTATTAGCGGTGTAGGTGTAACAGCTAATAAAGTTGGTTATGTTGCAGGAATGTTTGATGATGGTGATGTTAGATATATTAGAATTACAAATTTAGATTCATCAAATCATATTGTGTTAACTTTTAGAGATGAAGACAATACAGAATTTAAAATGAAAGTAGATGCAGGTCACTCGTTTATTTATCCAGGTGATAATAGCGGTGGCGTTGTAGATACAATGAAAGCAGCAGGATCAGCTTTAGCTTCAGGTCTTTCTGACTTAGTAGATATTACAGTTGATACAGATACAGCATCTTGTGATGTTGAGGTATTTGTAGGGAGCGCTTAATGGCATCGACATATACGGATATTGGCACAGAGTTAATGACAACTGGCGAGAACGCCGGTAACTGGGGAACAAAAACTAATACCAATATAAAAATTATAGAAGAAGCGGTTCGTGGTTATGTAGCAGTATCTGCTAATTCAGATCAAACTTTATCTTTAACAGATGGTTCTACAGGTGATTCCATAAGAAACGCTGTTATCGCTCTTACAGGTACATTAAGTGCTAATAGAACAATAACAGTTCCCGCTGTAGAAAAATGGTGGATTATAGATAATCAAACCGCAGGAGCTTATACACTTACAATAAAAGCTAGTGGTCAAACTGGAGTTACTTGGGCTGCAACTGATAAAGGAACAAAAATATTATACGCAAATGGAACTGATGTTATAGACACTGACATTGGTGGCGTTGGATCTTATGATTTAAATGGTGAGGAACTAACTCTTGACGCTGATTCCGATACAAGCATTACAGCAAGTACAGATGATCAAATAGATTTCGAAATAGCAGGTGCTGATGATTTTACAATGACAGCAAATGCATTCAATGTATTAACAGGATCACATGCAACTTTTGCTGACAGTGCTAATGCTAAATTTGCTACTGGTAATGATATGTTGGTATATCATGACGGATCA